CACATCGCCCTCGCCAACGGACGCACCGCCGTCTACGACGTGGACGGGCTGACCGAGGAGCAACGCGAGGCGGTCACCGCCTACCTCAACTACTTCCCCGGCGGGACCTCATGACCCTCTCCATCGTTGACTTCCTCAACGCCCGGCTGGCAGAGGACGAAGCCGCAGCCGAGAACGCCTCACAGGACCCGGACGAAGGAAACTCGTGGTCCGTTGGTGCGCGCAAGCGAGAGTGGAAGCAGGAGGCCCGAATCGGTGACGACCGGGAAGACCTCGTGTTCGACATCAAGGACGGCGTCTGCGTTGACTTCGACGACCTCCTCGCCTACCTCGTCCGCTTCCACCCGGCCCGTGTCCTCCGCGAGGTCGCGGCAAAGCGGGCGATCGCGCGCGAGCACGGCCCCTCGGGCAAGCACACCACGGTGTGGGAGTGGGAGGAACTCGGCCGCTGGTGCCCTGAATGCGCGGCCGAGCCATGCCGCCAGATCGACAGTTGCCCCATCTGCGGCGACGACGACGGATGCCGCACCGTCCGGCTCCTCGCCGCCGTCTACAGCGCCCACCTCGACTACCGAGAGGAGTGGGCGGCATGAAGCGGTCAGACATCGACGACGAGCGCGTCATCACCCTTGCGCGCGCATGGCAGGCCGATAGCTCCCGCCCCGGAGTCCTTGCCGCTCTTGTGGCCGAGGGTGTCCCGACCAAGGTCGCCCTCTCCAAGATCGAGCACATGACCGACCGAGGACTCCTGGAGTACGGCGTCTCAGCCGCCTATGCGTGGCCGACACAATTTCACACCGGCCCCTCTTGACTCGAATATGTTCGACGTGAGAACATTCGTTTCATAGGGTCGAGAGCAGTGTCTCCCGACCCATCGTCTTTTCTCCGGGGGTAGCGCGGGGAGGCCCAACAGCCTCCCCGCTTCCTCGTCCGCCCACCGGGAGGTGCACATGCCCTCCCCCATCGACGACGAGACCCGAGCAGCAGTCCTCGAAGACATCGCCTCCGAAGAGGAACTCTCGTGCCGAGAGATCGGCAAACGCCACGGCGTCTCCGAATCCACCGTCCGCAAGATCGCCAGAGACAACGGGTTCACCGACGCCTTCACGCGCGCGAACACTGAAAGCGCGACCCGCGCGCGCGTGGCCGACATGGCCTCACGCCGCACCGAGCTCGCGGCAGGTCTCCTGGAGGACGCCGAGCGCCTGCGCAAGCGGGCCTGGTCGAAGTACGTGCATGTCGCGAACGGATCGGAAGGACTCGAGTCGATCGAGCTCGACCTCCCGCCCCTGTCCGAGGTCCGGAACGCGTACGCGGCACTGGGCATCTCGGTCGACAAGCACTTGCAGCTCGTGAAGCACGACTCGGACACGACCGGCCTGGCCGCGGTGGACGCGTGGCTGCGCGAGATGATCGGCGACTAGTGCGGTTCGCCTCCCTCCAGGGGAAGCAGCTCCAAGCCGTCCAGCTGTCCACCGCCCGGGAGAACATCTACGAGGGTGCCGTGCGCTCCTCGAAGACGATCTCCTCGATCATGCAGTGGCTCAAGTACATCCGCACCGGCCCGGCTGGTCCCCTGTTGATGGTTGGTAAGACCGAGCGCACCTTGAAGCGCAACATCATCGACCCGATCACGGAGATGGTCGGCGCGAAACGCTGCAAGTTCAAGGTCGGCGCCGGCGAAGTCGATCTCCTCGGCCGCACCATCTATGTCGCGGGCGCGCACGATGAGTCCTCGGCGGACAAGATCCGCGGCATGACCCTCGCCGGCGCGTACGGCGACGAACTCACGGTCTGGCCGGAGTCGTTCTACGACATGCTCGGCACCCGCTTGAGCGTCCCTGGGGCGCAGTTCTTCGGCACCACCAACCCAGCGGCGCCCACGCACTGGCTGATGAAGAAGTACCTCAAGCGGGCCGCACTCCACTTGGACCGCGACGGCCGGATCATCAGGTCCGAGAACCCTGACGCGCTCGACATGCACCGCTTCTCGTTCAAACTCGCCGACAACCCGTCCCTCACCGAGGACTACATCCGCAACCTGTCCACGAAGTACACGGGCCTGTTCTACCGCCGGTACGTCCTCGGGGAGTGGGTCCTGGCCGAGGGCGCCGTCTACGAGCACTGGGACCCCGACCGGCACGTCGTCTCCGAGCTGCCGCGCATCGACACGTGGCTGGGCGTCGGACTCGACTACGGGGCTACGAACCCGTTCTCGGCGATCCTCGCCGGCATCGGCACCAGCCCCGACGGCATCCGCCGCGTCTACCTCACCCACGAGTACCGCTACGACGCCTCGGCCGCGGGCCGCCAAATGGCCCCCTCCGAGTACTCGACGGCGCTCCAGGACTGGCTCGCGACCGCGCAAGTGCCCGGCGAGGAGCGCAAGGGCATCAAACCCCCGTGGATCTTCATCGACCCCGCGGCCGACTTCGACAACCAGTTGTTCCACGACGGCGTCCTCAACGTCGCCGACGCCGACAACGCGGTCCTACCCGGCATCCAGACCGTCTCCTCCCTCATCGCCTCCGACCGCCTCCGCGTCCACGAATCCTGTACCGGATGGACCGACGAGGCCCCCGGCTACTCGTGGGACCCGAAAGCGACCGAGCGCGGCGAGGACAAGCCCCTCAAGGTCAACGACCACTCCATGGACGCGGGCAGGTACATCCTGCACACCAACGCCCACAAGATCAGCCGACTCATCGCCTAGGAGGTGACCGTGCCGCTCCCCGACTCCAGCATCGAATGGCCGCCTCCGGCGTACGCTCCCGCGCTGTCCCGGATGTGCGACTACGACGCATGGTGGGCCGGTGACCCCGACCGGCTCGGGAAGCGGTACACGACCCGCTCGGGCAACCCGGTCCCCGACAACCGGCCCTCGCAGTACCGCGGCGGCCTCGTGGGGACCATGTCGCGCTGGTTCTGGGGCCGCCCGATCCCGCAAGGCGAGAAGCGGACCGGCATCCACATGCCGCTCCCGGCCGACATCGCCACGGCCTCCGCTGACTTGCTGTTCGCCGAGCCGCCCCGGTACGTGTTCGAGAAGCCCGAGACGCGCGAAGCATGGGAGAAGCTGGACGACCAGATGCAGCTCACCTCGAGGCTGCATGAGGCCGCCGAGGTGTGCGCCCCGTTCGGCGGCGTCTACCTCAGGACCACGTTCGACAAGGCCCTGTGGGACCACCCGATCCTCTCCGCGGTGCACGCCGACAATGCGCTCCCCGAATTCAAGTGGGGCCGTCTGGTCGCGGTGACGTTCGTGCGCGAGCTCGGCCGCGACGGCTCAAAGGTCACCCGCTACCTCGAACGGTACGAACTCGCCGGTGCGCCATCGAACCGCACGTGGTGGAACTTCAACGCCGTCTACGTCGGCACCGTCGACAAGCTCGGCAAGCCGATCGATCTCAACGCGTTCGACGACACCCGCGGCCTGCCCCAAGCCATCGACCTGGACATGCCCGTCCCGCCCGTCTCGTACATCCCGAACATGCTGCCCTCCAGGGAAGACCGCGGCTCCGACATCGGCCGGTCCGACTTCGAAGGCGCCATGGGATTGTTCGACGCGCTCGACGACACCGCCTCCAGCCTTATGCGGGACATCCGCCTCGGCAAGTCGAGGGCGTTCATCCCCGCCGCGTTCCTCCAGTCCCTCGGCCGCGGCAACGGCGCCTCCTGGGACCCCGACAACGAGCTGTACTCCCAGTTGGACATCCCCCCGACCTCCGAGGCCGCACGGATCACGATCGAACAGTTCAAGATCCGCGTCGACGAGCACGTCCAGACCATGACCCAATGGGCCCGCGCCGGCGTCGAGACCGCCGGCTACTCCGCGTCCACGTTCGGGCTCGAACGCTCCGGCGCCGACCCGACCGCGACCGAAGTCAACGACCGCAAGTCCCGCTCAGGCCGCACCCGGCGCAAGAAGACCGGGTACTGGGGCGAAGGCATGCGCGAGAGTGCCGCCGCCGTCCTGTGGACCGCGAAGGCCCACTTCGGCGTCAACGTCGACCCGACCGACCTGGCTCGCATCGAATGGCCCGAGTTCGCCGACCCCGACCCGCTCACCGACGCCCAGACCCTCCAGGCGCTCAGGGCCGCGGGCCTGATCTCCCGGTTCCTGGGAGTGAAAGCCCAGCACGGCGACTGGGACGACGACGAGATCCAGGAAGAAGTCGACCGGATCGAAGCCGAAGACCAGCTCCCGAACCCCGACGAGTTCGGGCCCGGCTTCGGCGCCTCTGACGAGCCCGCCGGGGAGCCTGAGGCGGCGTAATGCCCGTCGACCGGACCCTCGCCGAAGGCCTCGCTACCAACCTCGGCGACCTCTACCGCGACGCAGAGACCCGCCTCGCGCAGAACCTCGCCCGCCACGCCCGCAACGACCTCACCAACGGCCGACTCGACGCCCTCACCGAACTCCGCCACCAAGCCGAGACCATCCTCAACGGCCTCCAAGGGCCGCGGCGGCGCGAGATCGAACAAGCCCTGATGCAGGCCTACGCCAAGGGCGCCAGCGCCGCCGTCGACGAACTCGCCGGACTCGCAGGGGACTCCTTCGGGGACTGGCTCGCGCAACGATCCCGCGTCGTCCGCGCCGTCCGGTGGCTCCTGGGCTACTCGCGGCGCCGCGACGCCCGCATCGAGACCGCCGTGAACCGCCTCCGCGCCGACCTGCCCGGCATCGACTCGATCATGGGCCTCGCGCAGCGCCTCACCCAGAACGCCGAGGACGCCCACCTGCCGGTCCTGCGCTGGCAGCAAGACGCCTACCGCGAGGTTGTGGCGCAACCCGCGTTCGACGTCCTCGCCGGGCTCAAGACGCGCCTGCGCGCCGCGCAAGTCGCCTGGGAGCACCTGCTGTCCAAGGGGATCACGGGCTTCACGGACAAGCGTGGCCGCCGTTGGGAGCTTGCCTCGTACGTGGAGATGGCGACACGCACCACCGTCGCCCACGCTGCTCTCGAAGGAGCACTGGACCGGTTCCGCCAGGCCGGGATCGGCCTCGTGATCGTCTCCAACGCCCCGCAGGAATGCCAGCGCTGCCGCCCCTTCGAGGGCAAGATCCTCGCCATCACCGGCCCCGCCGGGCCGAGGCTCCTCGAGCACGGCATCGAGGACCGCACCGTCACCGTCGACGTCTACGCCACCCTCGCCGAAGCGACACTGCGCGGCCTGCTGCACCCGAACTGCCGCCACTCCCTCGCCGCCTACATCCCCGGCGTCACGCGGATACCGACGCACACCCAAGACCCCAAGGGCGACAAGGACAGGCAGACCCTCCGCCGCTTGGAACGCGAACTCAGGGCCCTCAAACGCGAAGAGGCGGCCCTCATAGACCCGGATGCGGGCCCCGGCCTTCGGCGCCGAATCCGCGCGAAGCAGGCCCGCATCCGAGCACACGTCGCGCAGACGTCCGCCAAACGGCAGCCGCAGCGCGAACAGATCGGCTCTGCCCGATAGACGTCCTCCGCACGGAGGCTGCACGACCCAACCAATCCGCCTGACGCCGCACGGCCGACGGCTCATCCCGCACGGGAGACACACATGAACAGGTACTACCGGCGCCTCATCGCGCGCGGCATCATCCCCGCCGGTCTCGGCCTGCGATCCGACGACGGCCACCCCTCCGGGGGAGGCGGCGAAGGCGCTGGCGACGACGGGGCCGCGAACGACCAGGACGGCTCAACCACGAACGACGACCACGGCCAGGACGGCGACGGCGCCCCCAAGGGCAACGCTACCGACTGGGAGGCCGCGGCGAAGAAGTGGGAAAAGCTCGCCAAGCAGAACAAGAACGCGACCGAGAAGCTTGCGAAGCTCGAGGCCGCCGCCATGTCCGAGCAGGAGAAGGCGGTCGCCGCCGCGAAAGCGGAAGGCCACGCCGAGGCCATGAAGGCCGCCGGCACCCGCCTCGCCGCCGCCGAACTGAAGTCGGCCGCGAAGGACAAGGGCCTGAACCTCGCGAAGGTCCAGGAGTTCCTGAAGGTCGACGCGTTCGTCGACGAGAACGGCGACGTCGACTCGAAAGCGATCGAGAAGGCCGTCGCGGCCTTCGCCGAAGTCGCCCCGCCCGCTGCCCCCGGCAAGTCCGGGGCGCCGTTGCCCGGCGGCTCCGGATCGCGACCGAACACCACCACATCACTCAACGCTGCCGTGGCTGCTCGCTACGGCCAGTAGCCAAGGAGAACAACTATGCCGGTCACACTGGCTGAAGCCAAGAACAACGCGGTCGATGACGTCGACGTCGCGGTCATCGACGAGTTCCGCAAGGAGTCGGCGATCCTCGACACGCTCGTTTTCGACGACGTCGTCAACCCCGCCGGCGGCGGGGCCACCCTCACCTACGGGTACCGCCGCCTGGTCACCCAGCCCACCGCCGCGACTCGCGCGCTCAACGCCGAGTACACGCCGCAGAACGTCACCACCCAGCGGTACACGACCGACCTGGCCGTCATGGGTGGGTCGTTCGAAGTCGACCGCGTGCTCGCGCAGGTCGGCCCGAACGCCTCTGGCGCGGTGTCGCTGAACCTGTCGCAGAAGGTCAAGGCGACCCGCACCAAGTTCCAGGACGAGGTCATCAACGGTGACGTCTCCGTGGACGCGAACGGCTTCGACGGGCTCGACAAGGCCCTGACCGGCTCCACCACCGAGTTCCTGCCGCTGTCGAACGGCTACTCCACGGGCTACGTGAACTGGACCGACTTCGACACCGACGACCGGACCCCGTTCAAGGCCCTGGATCTCCTCGACGAGTTCCTGTCGCTCATGGACGGCACTCCGACCGTGATCCTCGGCAACAAGAAGGCGCTCGCGCGGGTGCGCGCGCTCGCGCGCCGCGCCGGCCAGTACACGCGGGACCCGATCGACGGGCTCGTGGGCCAGAACGGTCGCCCGATCGTCCGCGAGACCTACGGCGGCATCGTGTTCATGGACCCGGGCGAGAAGGCCGGTTCCACGAACCCGATCATCCCGATCGAGACCCGCGACGCCGACGGCGGCGGCGCCGGCGGCAACATCACCGGCCTGACCGACCTGTACGCGTACCGCGTCGGCCTGGACGCTTTCCACGGCCTCTCGACGGTCGGCGGGCAGCTCGTCCAGACCTGGCTGCCGGACTTCACCACCGCTGGTGCCGTGAAGAAGGGCGAGGTCGAGCTCGGCCCGGTCGGTGTCGCGCTCAAGGCCACGAAGGCCGCGGCCGTCCTCCGCAACATCAAGGTCCAGTAGGGAGTCTGTGATGGCAACCATCAAGGTCAAGGCCCCGCAGAAGGACTTCACGGGCACGGTGTGCGGCGTGGACTTCGTCAAGGGCGAAGCGACCGTCGACACCGCCGAACAGCTCTCGGCCGTCCACTACTTCCGCCGCCACGGCTTCGACGTCCCCGAGTACGGGCGCAAAGCCGCGGCGAAGCCGAAGACGGAGGGCTGACCGGTGCCGGTGTACGCAACACAGGCCGACTACGAGTCGAGCCCGTACGGGGCGACACCGGCACCGGCCGACATCGCAAACCGGCTGGCCGTCGCCTCCGACGACATCGATGAGATCGTCCTCACCGCCGTCTACGACGTCGACGACGATGGGGCGCCGACGAACACGGACGTGATCGCGGCGTTGAAGTCCGCGACTATCGCGCAGGCGAAGTACACGATCGACCGCGATGACGAGGCCGGCACCGGCCAAGTCGCGACCGAAGTCGCCATCGGCTCGGCCCGCGTGAAGTACGGGTCCGCCGCTGGCGGGGACGGCGCCGAGGCGGGACGGTTCGCGCCGCGCGCGCGCACCCTCCTGCACACCGCCGGGCTCATCCCGAACACGATCTACCGGCCTGGCGGCTGAGATGGACCTCCCAGCGGAGCTGTTGCAGCACACCGTGACCGTAGAGCCCTGGCTGGGCAAGAACGGCTACGGCGCCGACGTCTGGGGGACCGCGGTCACGATCGCGTGCTTCGTCGAGGACAAGCGGCGGCTGGTGCGCGCGAAGGACGGGTCCGAGGTCGTCTCGGAGACCACCGTCTACGCCAACCGCGGGCCGCAGATTCCGGCGCGCTCCAGGGTCACGCTCCCGTCCGGGCGCAAGCCCTTGGTGATCGTCGTCTCCGACCATGACGGCGGCACCCTCCCGGTGCCGTCGCACCTCGAGATCGCCTGCGAGTAGGAGGCACCGATGGGCGTCAAGTTCGTCTGGCACGGCGACGAGGTCAAGAAGCGCGAACGCGAGGGCCGCAACAAGGGTCTGCGCGCCGCCGCCGAGCACCTGCTCGCCGAGTCGCAGCGGCTCGTCCCGATCGAAGAGGCCACGCTCGAACGCTCCGGCGTCGCGAGCGTGGACACCGCAAAGGGTCAGGCCGCGGTCTCCTACGACACCGTCTACGCGGTCAGGCAGCACGAGGAGCTGACCTGGCGGCACGACCCGGGTAGGCAAGCGAAGTACCTTGAGCAGCCGTTCAACACAGGTAAGGCGCTGTTCCGGGAGATCATCGCCGCGCAGATCCGCAGGAGCTTGCGGACATGAGCTGGACCTCCGACCTCCTGACCGGCCTCGCCGAGTACGCCGCAGCGAACGGCGGCGGCACGTGGAGCCCATCAGGGGTCTACACCTCCGGCCAGACCGGCATCATGATCGCCGCGTCCCCGCCCGAGCCCGACAAGGTCGTCATCCTGACCCCCTACGGCCCCTTGGGGCAGTGGGACGACGGCGACGTCCTCCAGGGCCTCCAAATCCGGTACCGGGGCGCACGCAACGACCCCACCTCCACCTACGACCTCCGCGACACCTGGCGGGACCTCCTCGACGGCATCGGCGGGGACGGCCTCGTCGAGATCGGCGGGGTCCTGGTCTCCCAGATCTTCGCGAAGCCGG